CCGCTTGGTCGAGCAGAACCGGATCATCCTTGATGAACTTATAGAAATAATGTCGCTCAAAAAGCGCCTTAGGACGGCCCGATTTGTCGAACCCACTTCCACCCGTCTCGACCGCAAGAACCGCCCTGAGAGCCGCTAATTCAACGCCTATGGTATCCGCAATAACGCCGATATCTTGAAGCGTCATTTTAAGAGCAGTTCCCTTGAATCCGTTCATTTTCTCAGTCCTTATTCGGTGTTGAGTTATAGATCATCTTGTCTTTTTGTTGGCTACCAGATGACGAGCCAAAATAGAAGGCGATGATCCCGCCCCATGCTGTTTGCAATGCTCCAAGCAAGAGAAGAAGCGCCTCGTTACCCGTAGTCGGAAGCCCATAGACGAGCATATAGAGAAGGATCGCAAAGAAGCCGACCGTGACGGATACCGCCAAAGCGCGAGGAATCCAATCCTTCGTCTCTTTCTGCATATCCCGCGCTGATTTCCGGTCGTCAGCCGCAATCCGTTCGAGATCGACACCGATCTGAGCCATCTTTGCCTTGAAGTCAGCATCGATCTGTTTCAGCGCCACCAACTGATCGGGAGAGGCATTTTGCATCGCATCATTCAATTCTTCTGCCGAGGCATTGCCATGACCGAAGAAAGCCTGACTGAGATATTTGACCGCCGTTCCTGCCAGTGGACCACCCAATGCACTCGCAATGCTTGGAGCAACCTGACCGATAATCGGTCCGAATGTTTTAAGAATATCCATCAGTCGTCTCCGTGGTTTTTATGACCTTTTGAGGCAAGCATAATACCGGAAAGCGTTCCGGTCAGGAAAGTCGCAATCGGTGCTATAAGTTTGAAGAACTCTCTATCATTCGGCGCTTGAACATCGACAGGCTGAGTGACGAATATGAGCGAATATAGGACCGCAAAGACGGTTCCTGTGAGCGTAATACAGAGGCTAATCCCAATGATAAACTGAAGTAAAGCATGGAGATCATGCTCGTTTATTCTCCTCCTTCTGTGGTGATGAGTCCGCATGGATTCTTTTGCAAGCTCTTTATCAACTCGTTTGAGCAAGTTCCTGTCGCTCGGCATTTTGGCTCCCGACATTCCTCATTCTCCCAATTAGACGGGTCTTGGCAAGCATATCGATAGCGATCTTCGCAACCAAGAAGCATGATTGAAATAACTGAAATCAAGACAATTCTCATTTCAGCCTCGAACCATCAGAACAACGACCATCACGCCGACAGCCACAATAACGAATCCAATCACGCCAGCAAACATGAGCAAATCTTTCTGCATCTCTTCTTTTTCTTTCAATGCAATCGCCGCTTGCCGAGCCGCCTGTTTCCGCATCTCGATGACTTCCCGCTGGATATTATCCCAAGCCGCAGGACCAAATCTGGCGATAAACATATTCTTGACCTCAAAGGCCATCTCATTCGCTTTTTTCTTAGCGGCATAGAGTTTAACCGCCTCCGCCTCAAAATCGGCCTGAGACTGAAATATCTTCTTTTTCTGAGGAGTTGAGGCGATCTGTGTGATCTGCGCGACTTTGGAAAATAATCCGCCTAATTTTTCCGCTGTCTCAATTACGTCCGAACCCGCATCGACGGCAGATTTGATCCCGTTATAGAGCGCAGTTGCACCCGCAAGGAGCGTGAACGGGTCCATGCCTCATTCCTTTATCAGCAAACCATTTATATAAATTGTGAAATCATTCGTTCCAGATGATGATTTTGCTTCGAAGGAAAAGTCTGTTTTTGCGGGTAGCGTGAACGGAGTTACTGGCTCGAATTTAAGCTGAGATGTCACGAATGTTGTTTCAAAGAACCTCAATTTAGGTCCATTGAATAATTGCATAACCGCGCGAGCGTAGCCGTATTTATTCGCGCCAATAGTGCCTGAAGTTATATCGACCTGAGTGATATAAAACGTATGATCGGCAGGAACAGTATAAACCGTTGATTGCTGAACGCCGAAAAGCGCAGAAACATGACCGTATGTAGTTCCACCATTAGTGATCTGGATATTGCCTTGGTTCTCGCCAGAAGCAATCTGAACATCATTAATTCGAAAAAACTGATTTGTGGTTGTAACCGGAGTTAAACCATTCAAAGTTACTGTTTCAGTGATAGGTTTATAATTTGCATCCAATCCGCCGATCACGAGGCCCATCGTATCGAGCGCAGAATCGGAAACGCATGACATCGTAAGAGCAGACGCAGGAAACGTATAAATCCCGCCGCCATCGTCCCAAACTGTCTGATAGGTTGTGCCAAAAGCCGATCCGGTAGCAAACCGATGAATTGCTTGGCAATCAGGATGAATCCCGCGATTTGCGTCCAGAAATACGTTTCGACTCGACGAGCCGTTAAGGTTCTGGATCGCCACGAATCAGTCCTTTTTCTTAAATCTTGAAATCAATCCTTGGACTGTCTTGGTTTCATAAATTCGAATCAGTGACCAGATCAAAGAGAATAACGCGGCCAAGGCTGGTAACGCACCCCATAGGGTTCCTACAACAGTTGTAATGGAGGCAAGATCAATGATCCATTTGGTGTGTTCATCAACGTTCAATGACATTTTCGACCTCCATTTTGATCAGTTCTACCCTAAAAATTGATCCGTCAAAAGTCAGGAAATCACTGCATCAGGAGAAACAGGCCATTGAAGGCTAGTCGCTACCGTCACAAACGCATCGAAATCAGCCGCGCCATTCAAATTTGCTTTATTGGTTGCCGCCGCAGTCCGAATTGCCGATCGATATGTCAGCCAATCCGAAGGAATATCTGTCCCAACTTCTTGCTTGCGAACAACCATCCAATCCGAAGTAAAGAGCATTGAATAAGCGGTTTGATCGACTTGAGATGACCATGTTTTTTTGAGGCCATCCAAGTCTTTCGGAACGCCATGACCATTTCCATCAACGTAATAGAACCGATCATCTGGACGCACCGGATCAGCGACTTCTGTGATACCGATAGCATCACGATCCGCTTGCGAGGAAAGCCGAAGCCAGTTTGCAGGATATTTTATATTATCATGCGTGAATGGAACATCGACTTGAAGTGGTGAACCGTTGAGAAGAAACATGATTACTCCTTATCGAGCGCGTGAGTATTGATTTACTGGTGTAGTAATAGCCAATTCAACAGGCCATTTACCTCTATTTATTCTATTAGATACAGTTCTCTTATTGATGCCAAAATAATCACACCAATCTGTGACGCATTTTGTAACACCATTAATTTCCAATAATCTTGTTCTTCTGGTATTTCTATTTTGTTCTTTTACGGTAGCCCATTTACAATTTTCAAGAGAATAGCCAAGATTATTATCAATTCTTTCAAGTGTGTGATTTTCTGGTCTTTCGCCCATATCTTGATAAAATTTACTAAAATCTTTCCATCTATCGCAAACAGTTATTCCTCTACCACCATAACTATTCCACGATTTAGAATTTTTATTTGTGCATCTATCAATCATCATTTGCCAAGAAGAATATTCTCTGCCGCGTTTTAATCCATGTTTAAAATTCAATTTACCAATCATAGATTTATGAACACATCCGCAACTTGTTGTATTACCAGAACGCAAAGAATTACCGCGAACCGTAACTTGATTGCCACATGAACATTGGCAAAAATAACTTAAATGCTGACCTAATCTGCCATTTTCTTTAATGACAAATAATCTTCCAAATGTTTTATTTAGCATTTCAGCTTTTGCACTCATTATCGGCCTCTGCTGTATTTAAACGGATTTTCACAAAACGCCGCCCACACATAGGTTCCGCCAGAAGCGTTTTCATTGGCGTTTGTATTTCTTAATTTAAACCCGTTTGACAAAAAATCATAAGGACTTGTTGCTGAACTTTCAGCATCAGATGTATTTGCAAACAAACGTGGTGTCACAACATTATATGGAGCGCGTGATGAATCTGTCATCACCCAATCATAACCAGCCGCATCTGTTCTTTTTGCAATTAAAAATCTAGGGCGGAAACCCGTGTACACAAACGGACCATCTGATGAGCCATTTCCTGTGTATGAGCCAAATGCACTATAGCCAGAGACAGCGGCGAAGCAGTAGGCAACATAGGTTGCGCCAGAAGCATTTGTTCCAATATCAGTCCCGACAGAAAATACTGATGATGTTGGTGCTGTGCTG